GAAGAACAATATGAAAATAATTAAGATCAAGCGGACCAGTCCTATCGGCTTTATCACGCTTGTCAAATCTATCATATGCAATATATCCTTCTACGCCAAGAATAGGTTTGATACCCGCTTCTTTGCAGGTGCGATACATTTCACGATGCCCAGAAAGAGTCCCGTGATCTGTAATCGCAATTGCTGGCATACCGAGTTCAACGGCACGTTTTACATATTCCTGCGGAGTTGCCACACCATCCATTAAAGAATAATGGGTGTGGACATGAAGCCCAACGTAAGACACTATTTAATTACCACTCGATATTTGATGAACCAGCAGATGGTGTATCAAATCCAAGATAGAATGCCTCTTGTTCAGCATATGGAATTTTGTTAAGAGCCTTCTCTAGTGGAAATGGCTCAACCTTAGACCAGTCATAAGGCTCCTTATCTGGACCCCCTGGAATAAGTGTGTAACTTGTTTCAGTTCCCTGACCGTTACGCTTTAACTTCCATGTTAAGTTTGAGATGCTACCAGTTTCTAGTGCATACTCACGAATTGTATTAAATGCAGATTGCTTGCTTACACCCATTGCCCAAACAGCAACATATGGCTCTTCAAGACCATCATCTACTAGAACATTGCAGTAAAAACGAAGACGTGCTCGCCATCCAGCCTTTGGATCTTTACGATGCATTTCTTCTGCCCAGTCACGGCCTTCTGCTTCCATTGTATCTAGAGCACGGCGCTTATAGTCTTTTGGGTTTGTGTGTTCTTTAACTACAAGAGCAAGACCACGCTTATCATTGTAGTTAGAAGAGTCTTCGTCCAACTCTTCAATAAAACGAATTTTTACTGATTGACCGTCTGCCAACTTGAGCCAACGGACTTTTGTTCCAGTACCTTCATATTTTGGCTTATCAACTAGAGCGTTGATATTTTTTAGCCCTTTTACTATTGTCATTGTTTCTCCTTGTTTTTTCTATTTTAGCATAGCGACTATAGAGTTGTCAAACTTATATTCTAGTTTTTTGATTTCCTCATCGCTCATTTCGCCTATATCTTTATATTTTTTGTCAATGTTTACTACAGATACCTTAGAGCCTATCTTTCCAACAATACGCTCTATCATTGTAGAACCCGCCTCATCATTGTCTGCTACAAGTATAACATCGCTGAAATACTTTTCCAATAGATTCATCTGAACAGACGAAACATTAGCCCCCAGTGTAGCAACTGCGGGAAAGCCTACTTGGTCTAATCTAATTGCATCAAAAGATGATTCAACTACATAAACAAACCTAGATGATCTAACTCTGTGAAGATTAAATAAAACTTTAGACTTGGGAAGACCTGGTGTATTTTTAAAGTCTTTGCCTTCTATAGATCTTGCCACAAATCCAATAGTCATGCCGTCTGGAGACTGTATTGGAATTGTTACATAGTCCTGCTTATCTGAATATCCAAGAGCAAACTTATTAATAGATTCTTCTGTTATCCTGCGACTATATAAATAATTCATTGCTCGTGGTGTTTGTATTGCTTGATTATTTAATCGTTTAATTAATACCTCGTCAAACTGAACAAACTCAGGAGCAACATATAGTTTTTTGTTTACAAGTTGTGCAATATCGGTTTCGCTATCCTTTTGTTTTATATATCTAACAGATTCAAAATAAGATCTATTGGATACGGCCATGACAAACTCTACGAGATTTTTGCTAGTCTGACATCCAAAGCAAAAGAACAAGCCCTTTTCTTTAGATACAGTTCCTGCTGGTGTGCGAGAATTATTATGAAATGGACAGAAAACCATAAAGTTGCTTTCTGTTTGTGACGCAGGCTCAATGCCCACACCGTTTAAGACTCGTTCTACCTGTTCTTCTGTATATGTCTCATCAAACATTTGTAGCCTCAAAGTCTTTGTATCTGTAATAGCCTTTATCAAAGTCAACCTGAATTAGGAAGTCTCCCATAAAACCATTACGGTTTTTCCTAAATGCACATTCAATAATATCACTGTTTGCTGCACGACCAAGTGCAAGAACCCAGTCAGCATCATAGGCTATCTGTCTTGACCATGCTGTTTGACCCAAAGTTGGCACGGTATTTAAATTAGTAACATCATCAGGTGTAGCAGATGATATAGCAATAATAGGAACTTCTTCTCCAATAGACATTAGTTTAAGTTCACGAGATAGGTTTTTCATTCGTACCGTCTCATTATCTGATTTCTGGTTTGGACTCATAAGTTGTAAATAATCAACAATAACAAAGTCTGGTTTGTATTGATCAATCTTTCCACGAATCACAGACGGGGTAATCTCTCCACCATTATCACTTGAGATAATATGAAAAGCGCTTTTACCTTCAATCTTATCCTTATGCCATTTCTTTAACATTTCTGTTTCTGCATTACCATTGCTTAATTTTCTATGTGACCACAATCCTTCTCCCATGATTGCATATACACGATTACGAACTTCTACCTCAGACATTTCAAGGCTTATGATTAGCGGAGTCTTTCCTTGCTTCCAAGCCTGCACTGCAAAATACAGCGATAGCCATGACTTACCAATGCCTGGGTAGGCAAGAAAGATACCGAGTTGACCTGGCATGATTCCAGATGGGAGATAATTGTCAAATCCTGGCAGACCAGTTCTGATACCTATCTTGCCTAACTCTTGTTCCTTACGAACATTTTCAAAATATGCAATTGCAGAATTAATATCTGTTGCATCAATATCACGAATAGTTGAAGTGTTTTTCTTCAACTCTGATGTTTTTACAATTAGGTCATTTAGTGCTGCGCTGCCATTTCCTGACTGAACCTCAGATGCAGCAGACCTAAGAATATCCTTAATGCTTTCATTTAAATATTCAACTTGTAACTCTTCTAGGTGATGCTTAGTAGCACCTACTTCTTTGTCTGGAATAAAGTCTCTAAACTTTTCAACTACCAGCGAAACTGGAGGCACTGAGCCATTAGTCTCAGCATATCTACGAATGAATTGCCATACGTCTGTGTGAGTACGCATTATATTTTCTACATTAGCCTGTAGCAAAACGTGTATTTGTTTATCGTTAAGGACTGCAGAAATTAGTTTAGACTCTGTATTAATCATTTAACCACTCCCTAGCCTTTTTTCTGCGCTCTTCTCGATCTTTTAAATCTTGCTCTATAGCCATTTTACCACGAAGTAAATCTTGTGCATTGTAAGCAAAACTATTCCATGATGGATTTTTTGATATTTCAAAATAATATGTTAGTAAATCATAACATTGATGAATTCCATATGATTCAACCAATGCATCGGCAGCCCATTGCTCAACATTAAGGTTAAGATTAGACTTAGTTTCGTATCTTTGCAAATGCAGTTTGTTATACCGACTGAGCAAAGCCATACGGTCTTTGCGATCAGCCATATTATTCTTCTACCAGTGCTGCCTTTGCTTCATTAACCTTTTCAACAACTTTGGTTTCAACAAAATTGTAAACACGGTTCATTGCGTCTTCTGTACTCTCATTATCACGAACATGATCTACAACACCCAAATCAACTCTCAATGACTGAAAGTTACCAAGATTAAGTGTGTAGCCAAGTGTTGCTGATACCTTTGTGCTCTCTTTTTCCATTACCCCTCCCAAGGATTAAATCTTCTCTGACCAGACTGGAATAAATCTTCCATCTTCTGTCTTCGTATATGTCAGTATACCATTACCAATTCTGCGTGTCAACTCTTGTTTAGTTGGCGTAATACTATTTGTAATTAATTTATCTTTTCTAGGTCTTCCTAGATGATAACTAGCAAGTATATCACGTATCTCTTTAACTTGCGACTCAGAGTAGTACGCTCTAACTCCATATTGTCTTTTGCCATTTAATTGTGCTCCCATTGGTGGAGGTATTACACCTCTTTTTACTAATGAAGGAAAATATTTACGATGCCTATTGACAAGTTGAGCAGTTTCTGATACACTAAACGCTTTTTCTCTGTTGCTTCTAAAATCAGATCTCAAGCATGTTTCTAATCTATCTTTGGTAATATTGTAAACAGTTACCATTCCAGTTGACCTAGAACTATGATGAAATCTTACAAGATCTCCATTTAAAAACCAAATCTTTTTATTGCCAGGAATTACAGGCTTGTTATTATACTCTTTGCTCTCAACTGTTCTTGGGCCATTAGCCATAACCCCTCCTTACTGTCTGACGGTGGATGAAAAAATTTCCTGCTACCACACGCCAAGCAATATATCTCTAAGTGTATCTGACTAGAATATTGTCTGTCAACAAACATTCTGCCATTGCACTTTCTGCAACGAAGAACCAAAATTACCCCTTAGTTTGGAATACCAACAACAATAATATTTACATTAAGAGAAAGATCACCAGATGCACCAAAGCGAACAACGCCCTCAACTCTTGAGGTAGTTACAGACTTTAAAATTACTGTAACATTTTGTCCAGCAGGAGTATTACCAATATTTATTGGCGTGGCAGTAGCAATAGGTGCATATTTAAAATCTGATGGAAAATCATATGTAAATGTTTTTTCGTTACCAGCGCTAACTGTAGAGTTATTAGCAACTTCAACATACCCGCCGATTACTCTTGCTTCTGATGTTTTTACGCTTTGCTTTCCAGCACTAACTGTATCAATAGTTGTATAGTTATATGTTGCTGATGAAACCTGAGTAGCAAGATCATTAATAGTCTCTGCCAACTGATATATATATGTTACATCAAGAGGCTGACCTCGTTCTGGTAGTGGTACTTTTGCCATTTTTCTCCTTTAGTTAATTATACCAGCAGCATCTATAGAGATGTTACTGAAGATTCCCAAATTGTTAATCCAGCATTTCTTGTTTTTGAGGCAGAAGAAATCTGTATAGCCACACGAACCGTAGAAGACCCCTCATTTAAAAATGGATAAGAGTGTGTTAATGTTGTCCCATGATATTGGTATCCACCAGAATCAAAATTAACAAATACATCATATGCTGGTCTACCCTCTTCATCTCCCCAAACAGCAGTAATAATTGATGCTGTAACAGATAATGCCCCACTTACCGCTACTGGCGCTACAGAGTCTACTATAAATATTGGTGACCAATGAGAATTTCTGTTTTTATCTTCTGATATTACTCTAAACCTAACAGAATAAACATTGTCTGATTCTACTGGCGGAAGTTGATTCCTAGGAATTCTAAGTATTTTATTTGTCATTATGAAACTCCGACGGTAAATCTAAATTCAATATAGTTGCTAGTATTTGGAGATTTAATAACAGTTTCAGCATCTGTATTTTTTACAACTGTATATCCAGTCATACCATAAAGTGGATTAGATGTTGAAACATTTTCTAGTCGCATAGCATCAAGAGCAATATAATAATCTTCTGAAGGAGATCCTGCGATTTCTGCAGAAGCATAAATTTTAGCAACGGTCACGGCATCCCAAGTAAATCCACTAGTTGTAATTAACTGTTGTAGTTCTTTTGATACAACATGATATCTATTGGTTGCAAAATCATACCCGCCAACACCATCTTCAATATTAACAATAAATCTTGCACTTTCTCCAGATCCGTCATCTGCTGATGCAAATTCAATTAATATTTTTACAGCGTCTGGTGACAAACCAGAATCTCCATCTTTATTTATAATAGAGAATGCAAGTCTTAATTCATCTGTTGGAGAGTTTCTTGTAAGATCAACATCTATTCCAGTTAAGTGTATGTGATCAGATCCACCAGCAATTGAAAATCCAGAGGTAGCAGATGTGGTTAAATCAGAAGTATCTCCCTGAATCATAATAATATTATTAAAGAATCTGCAACGCTCATAGATTTCTGCTCTGCCTGGTTTGTAAAAAATAGCATTGTCAGCATTGGTTTGAAATACAACATCTGCTACTGAAATAATATTATCATCTGCTGGATCGTCTAATGGATCTGGATATGAATCTATTGCTACCGCCGAGGTAGCAGAGTGATACTGCCAATTTTCACCAGTGGTAAATGCAAATATTGTTTTGCTATCATAAGCACCATTTGCTGGATTTGTGCCAGCAGAATATAGTCCAACCTCTGATATTTCATATCTTTCTTCTGTTGGTAATTCTGCTGTTAATACTAGTTTTGTTATATTATTTTCTGTTACAAATCCCCTGGAAGAAATTGGAACACGAAACATCTCAAAATCAAGGTTTTGTTTGGCTGAGTAGTCAGCATATGGGTCAGCAGTTCCTAGGGGCTGTGGACCGCAGCCAACGGCTATATAGGATGCATATGCAGGTGCCTGACCAAGTAGGTACTTGCCAATAATATTCTTACCAGTATTAGTTATCATGATTCATTAAACTCCGCCTCATATATTGTACCACTTAGACTGATCTGAACCTCTATTTGTTCATCAGGCTCTATGTTGATAAGTTCTACTATTAGGTCACCAGTTGTATCTTCTATGTATACATAGGCACCGTCTGGCCCACCACCTTCGCCTTCGCCTGGTAGTTTAGTTTCTAACTTAATAGAGAAATTTGCAAAATATTTATCTGATGTATTTTGAAGAGCAACTATATTATTTGGATTG